CAATTGAACGAGAACCCCAAGACCAATAACAGATAATAGCACATCTTTAAGACCTGCCACTACATCTATTATCATAGCCATAGTATTTTTCATATTAGTTTCCCCCTTTTATTAATCTAAAAAGACTACAAATTCCGTAGTCGTATAATAACTATATACCAAACCAACAAAAATCAAATGATATATAAATATATATCCCTATTTTTTAACAATTCACTATTTATTATTAGGTAAAAACTATGGCAAAAGACTACGAAATATTCGAGGGAAAAACCCTATCTGATGTCTTCAAAGACATCTATGACAATTCCAAAACCAATAAACAACAATTAGAAGTATTGATGAAAGAGGTTGTGGGATTTATCAAGGACGGAGATACGGCCGTTCAAATAGTTCCTATGTTAAAAGAGTATTTAGAAATCAATGTCAAGAACGACGAACAACTTGTCAAGTTGGCAACAATCGTCCAAAGAATTACAGCAGCAGAAGGAAGAGTATCGGATTCAGGAGATGAGTTCGGTTTATCAGAAGCAGAAAAAGAACAACTGATGAGTGCAATAGAAACAGATGTTCAAGAGTTACAAAACAAACAAGATGAAGTCTTGGAATCTATCAACAAAGGAAGCTAATGGCGTATAAAGTAATTAAGGACGGTGGTGGACAATCCGACCCTTTAGTAAATAAAGTAATGACCACAGATGAGGTTAAGCTTTTAATTAGACAAATTATGGATGAGTCAACTGACTTTGAAATGGAGCCAGTTGAGGTTATTGATTTTAGCGATGATGGTAGTATTACAGGCAGGTATGTTGTTTCAGAACACGATAAATCGGTAGATGAATTAAGTGAGTTTATACCACTTAGTCAAAATGTAATACAATATCCGATTATTGGTGAAGTAGTCATTGGTGTAGAATTTTTTGGAAAAAAATATTATTTTGCAAATATAAATCCAAGAACAAACAGAGTTAACTCACAACAATTCAATATAAGTAATACGACTATGCCTGATACTTCCCCTAACACTTCAAACTTTATTGATGAAGAAATAGTAAGAACTGATATAACTGAAGGTGATACAATTTTACAAGGTAGATTTGACAACTCAATAACTTTAACCAGTAACCAACCAACACTTAATTCGCCAACAATAATCATAGAAAATGGTAGTGGACAAGTTCTAATGACACAAAACAAAAATGTCATTTATTCGGAACCAACCAATACTTTATCAACAGAAGTGGGAATAAATAAAGATTATGATAAACCACAAATAGTGTTTGACTCTGATAGAATTATGATAAATGCTAAATCAGATGATATTGGTATCTTTGCAGAAGGAAATGTATTAATCAAAGGTAGTAAGGTAAATATTGAAAATACTAATGGTGGTGTTAATATTAAAGCTGACACAATAATAAATGACATTAGTAAAAATGGTGGACAGATTATCAACAAGACAAAAGAAAATGCTATTCCATTTCCCAATCTGAATATGGCAGGATTGCTAAAACAAAACTTTGGAGTTCTGAAAGTGTTTGAAGGGTTAACCGCAGGTGTTCCTTTACTACCAAGTCCTATTGGAATAAAGAAAATTGTAGAGGGATTAAAAGGTGCAAAAGATTTTATAGAAGCAACAACAAATTTGGAATTTTTAGAACAAGATGTATTGACTACAAAAACACCTTCTGAGATTGCTGCAGCTCTACCAATACCCGGTGGATTTAAAAATATAGTTGGAGACATAGAAACTTTTGCAGAAGACATTGAAGGTAATATGGAAAAATTAGAAAAATTTGTTGAAGACAATAAACAGGTGGTAGAAAATGCACAACAAATTAATGACGCTATAAATACAGGTGATAGAAAATCTTTATTAAATGTATTAGAAAATGTATCAGAAGATGACCGAAAAAAAATACCAGGATTTAGTAATGCCTTGTCTATCGCACAAGATAAAAGTATTGGTGGTAAAGATATAGAAAGAGCACAAGAAAATGGAGTATTCTCTGCTATTGAAGGTTATTTGGCAGAAGCTAGTACAGGTAAAGATGATTTAAAAACTATGAAATCATTTGGAAAAATTTTAAAATTAACAAAGCAGGAGTAACAATGAATAAAAATAAGTTAAAAAATATAATTGAATTAGTTGTCCGTAGAGAAGTTAAAAAACAGCTAAGTGAGATATTTATTAATGAAGAAGCTGAAATCAGTTTAGCAGAAACGATTTCTAAACCTATACCTAAAAAGGTTGTCAAGAAAACTAAAAAACAATATTCAAAAAACACAGCGTTAAATGAAGTATTGAACCAAACCAAACCACTAGGAGCATCAGAAACTGATGAATATCCAAGTTTGGGTGGTGGAGTATTAGGTAGTGATAATATGGCAGAAGTATTAGGATACGGAGACTTAGGTGGGGGTCAAAATAAAGAAGTGGCACGAGAAATGGCAGCAGTAGATACAATCAAGAAACAAGGAGTTTCAGTAGACGCAGTTCCAGAAGGTGTTCAAAATGCACTAACTCGTGATTATTCTGGATTGATGAAAGCAATAAACAAAAAGAAAGAAACCTTTAGACCATAATAAATGAATAGAGACGCATACACAAACGCTGTAAAAGCAATAAATAATGATGACGATAGATATGTTGGAATTGCATTTCCACTTGGATTTAACGTTGAAGGTAGATTATTTAATCAGACGAAAACTGTATTGGAACAAGCAAAGTCCAATCTACGAAATCTACTACTCACTACAAAGGGTGAAAGAGTTGGCCAACCGGAATTTGGTTGCAATCTTATTGATATTTTATTTGACCAAAATATAGCTGATATATCAGGTAAAGTTGATGAGATTATTAGAGAAGCAGTTAGTCAACAATTATCTTACATTATAATAAACGATATATTTGTAGGTAGTGCAGTCGACGATTCAAATCAGTTGAATATTCAGCTAGAATTTTCAGTAGCATTACAACCTGACACATTTGATTCGCTATTGTTACAATTTAATATGGGCGCTGAATACTAAGAGTTGGAGAATATAAATGGCAAAAGAAATAGATTACGGAACAAGTAAAAAAATAGTAAAAAAAGATGTTAGTTATCTTGGTAGGGATTTTTCTGATATCAGACAAAATCTTATTGAGTTTGCTAAAACTTACTTTCCTAATTCATATAATGATTTTAATGAAGCATCACCAGGTATGATGTTTATTGAAATGGCAGCGTATGTTGGAGATGTGTTGAACTACTATGTTGATAATCAATTTAGAGAAACAATGTTACAACACGCAGAAGAAAAAAAGAACATATTGGCAATCGCACAATCCTATGGATATAAGCCAAATTTAGCAACACCTTCAACCGTAGAATTAACCGTTGAGGTTGATGTTCCTGCAACTACAACTGGCACAGGAGCTTCTGCAGTTTCAAAACCAGATTTGACTTTTGCAGGTGTTTTAGAGGCAAATAGTAGTGTATTGGCAGGAAATGGTGTGGAGTTCAATTTATTAGACGCAGTAAACTTTAAAGTGTCGAGTTCATTAGACCCAATGGAAGTAGAAACCTTACAACCAGCTGCGGCCGGTCCACCTACTAATTTTAGATTACGAAAAAGAGTATTAGCTAAATCAGGTAAAAGAGCAGTTGAAACTTTTTCATTTACAAGTGCTAAAAAGTTTGATAAAGTAGTTTTGAAAAATGCAAAACCAACCGAAGTTATTTCAGTAACTGATAGTAGTAACAACAAATATTATGAAGTTCCATTTTTAGCACAAGATACCGTATTTGATAGTGTTGAAAATACTTCACTAAATGACCCGAGTTTATCAACATATCAAAATGATACACCTTACTTACTAAAATTAATCAAGACAGCCAGAAGATTTACAACATATGTTCGTGAAGATGATAGAATGGAACTGAAGTTTGGAGCAGGTGTTAGTGATAACGCAGATGAGGATTTAATTCCAAATCCAGACAATGTTGGTTCAGCATTAGGTTTCGGTGTTTCCAAATTAGATGAGGCATTCGACCCAAGTAATTTTTTAAAAACACAAACATTTGGATTGGCACCAAGCAACACAACACTTACTGTTGAATATACTTATGGTGGTGCGATTGAACACAATGTTCCTTCAAACGATATTACGAGATTCAATAGATTAACCTATACATTAGATAAAACTAATTTAAATCAAGCCAATGCAACAACATCAGAACAAAGTTTAAGAGTATTTAACGACTTACCTTCTTCTGGTGGTTCAAGTGGAGAGAACATTATAGAAATTAAACAAAATGCTGCAGGATACTTTAATGCACAAAATAGAGCAGTAACAAGACAAGATTATATTACAAGATGTTACAATTTACCACAAAAGTTCGGTAATATAGCAAAAGCATATATTGTTCAAGATGAACAATTAGAAGCAGGACAATTAGAAGTTATTGATGGAAAAGTAAGACAAGTCAAAAATGATAATGTAATACCGAACCCATTAGCATTAAATTTATATTGTTTAGGATACGACACTAATAGAAAACTCGTAGCACTAAATACAGCAGTCAAAAGAAATTTAAAAACATATCTATCACAATACAGAATTCTAACAGATGCTATCAATATTAAAGACGGATATGTTATTAATGTTGT